TGGGCATTAATTCAATGCTTGGTGGAATGTTTGGAGGTACTGGTTTTGGTAAGTTTTTAGGTTTTGCTGATGGCGGTAGACCTCCTGTTGGTAAACCTTCTATTGTAGGAGAACGTGGCCCAGAATTATTTACTCCAGGTGTCAGTGGAATGATCACACCAAATCATGCTCTTGGTGGTTCAACAAATATAGTTGTAAATGTAGATGCTTCTGGTTCTTCTGTTGAAGGTGACGAAGATCAAGGTAGACAGCTTGGACTTGCTATATCAGCAGCAGTACAATCTGAATTAATACAACAAAAAAGACCTGGAGGATTACTTGCATAATGACTACTTTTACTTTTAATGATGCTGATGTTGGAACGACAACTGGTGGTACTACTCCAAAATATAACTTAAGAAAAAACTCTTCTCCAAATACAAGGGTTGTACGTTTTGCTGATGGGTTTGAACAAAGAATATTATTTGGGTTAGCTACTCATCAAAATCCTAAATCTTATAATCTTACTTTTGATGTATCAGCAGCAGACGCCACAAAAATTGAAGATTTCTTTGATGCTAGAGCTTTAGATAACAAAAACTTTAGCTTTACACCACCTGGAGAGGCCAGTTCATCTAAATTTGTATGCGAAGGTTATAGTAAACAAATTCCATATGTAAATAGAGCAACAATACAGGCAAGCTTTAGAGAGGTATTTGAAGCATGACATCAAGTTATGAGCAGGGCTATTCAAATACAAACATAAAGGTAAGTAAAGATTTACAAGAATCTAATCCGTCTGCAATTATTGAATTATTTGAACTTGAGTTAATTCCTAATGTTCATTATGTGACACCAGCAACAATAGATACAAGTTATTTTTTCCATGATGGAACGAGTAATAATAACTTTGGTTCTATAAAATGGACAAAAGGAGATACAAATAACACAGTTGTAGATTATGTTGCTTTACCTGTAAAGGCTGAAGGTTTTAAATTTGGTAGGGGACAACTGCCTAGACCAACACTTACTTTTTCTAATGCTTTAGGTACGTTTACAACTATTTTGGCTGCTGTTAATTCTGTATCAACAAGTATGGAAGGCGGTTCTATTGGATTAGGTTTAATTAATAATGACCTTACAGGTGCAAAAGTTACCAGAAAACGTACTTTAGAAAAGTTTTTACCAACTTCTAATTACAGTACAACACCTAGTGATAATGCTTTTGATTCTACTTATCCTGAGTTTCCAAAGGAAGTATATTTTATTGATAGAAAAAGTCAGGAAGATAGAGAAGTAGTTCAATTTGAATTAGCTGCTAACTTTGATTTAGCAGGAGTAAAAGCTCCTCGTAGACTTGTAACCAGAGATCAATTTCCATCGGCAGGAATTTTTAAAGGATGAAGCAGTGGCAACAAATAGCTATGAGAGATAGCAAATTAGAAAGCCCAAAAGAAACTTGTGGATTGATTGTTAATATCAAAGGAAAAGAAGTGTTCTTTTATTGTCCTAATCGTTCCAGAGATGAAGATAATTTTATTTTAGATCCTGACAACTATGCAGCCTGTGAAGAGCAAGGTCAAATTGTAGGAATATTTCATAGCCATCCAAAAGGATCTTCTGAACCATCTGATGCAGACAAAATCAGTTGTGAAGCATCAAAACTTCCTTGGCACATTTACAGTCCTCTCGAAAATACTTGGTCAGAACTTAAACCAAATGGATATAAACCAAAATTATATGGAAGACCTTGGATTTGGGGATTAACAGATTGCTATACTTTTTTAAGAGATTGGTATAAAGAAGTTAAAAATATAAATTTAAAGGATTATGAAAGATCTCTTACATCAGAAGAATTTTTAGAAGATCCTTTATTTGAAAGTCATGCTTGGCGAACTGGATTTAGAGAATTAAGAGATAATGAGTCTATAGAAAAAGGAGATGTTTTTCTTATGAAACTACTACATCCCAAGCCTAGTCATGTTGCTGTTTTTGTAGGAAATGGTAATATAGCTCATCATTGCAATGAAAGGCTAAGTTGTATTGAACCTTATAGTGAATTTTATATAAGATGTACTCATAAGAGGTATCGGTATGTCAACTGAGATTAAATTATATGGTCATTTAAAAGAGGCAACTGGTCGTTCATCTTTCAAGGCAGAAGTTAATAATACTGCTGAAGCAGTTAGGTTTTTAATAGCTAACTTTCCAACTCTAGAGCATGAGATGGCAAATCAGTACTATAGAGTCAGTGTTAACAATATAGATATAGATAAGACTGAGTTACATGATCCAATAGGTCTTGCCGAAATAAAAATAGTACCTGTAATAGCTGGAAGTGGAAGAGGTTTTGGAAAAATATTATTAGGAGCAGCGTTAATTGGATTGTCTTTTATATCTTTTGGTGGAGCCAATAGTATGGCTTTTGCTTTTAAAGGAGGTTTCAGTGCAGCAAAATTTGCTCAAGTTGGTATAATTTCAAAATCTTTAGCTTATGTAGGAGCTTATCTAGTGTTATCAGGTATTGCTGATTTATTTACACCTGAACAAAAACCAGAAGCAGAAGATCCATTATCTGCCAGTTTTTCTAACGCTATCAATACTACACTTGCTACAGTTCCAATACCAATTATATATGGAGAATATCTTGTTGGATCGGTTGTTATTAGTGCTGGCATAGAAACTGCTGACGGTTCACCCAATACACCAAATTCTTCTGGTGTACAAGATCATAGACTTAATAATATATCAGTTCCAATAGATCCAGATACAGGTCAAGGTGTTGAAGAATACGATAGAGATAACTCAGATACATCTTTAAGAAGGTATGTAAGAATTTACAGTTCATCTGCTTCTAGAGTAAAAATTGAAGCTGTCGTTGGAGACAATACATACACAGGTACTGGTTATACCTCATCGGGAGATGAGTTGTTAACTGCTTTTAGAGAACAAAATCAAAATCAATTTAATTACAGTGCTCCTGTAAAAAGTGGAAATACACAATATTTTCCTGGTAATCTTAAGGAGTCTATCGGAACTTTTGATGCTAATAACAGACCTAGTACTGGTACGAATGATGGCTACTATTATGGGTTAGTCACTGGTACAACATAATGACTAAAAATAAAAAACAAATTACAGGTAATTTTGGAGGAGGAGGTAGACAACCTACAAGAGCACCTGACACTTTAAATAACACTGAAATAGGTAAAGTTATAGAGATACTTTCAGAAGGTGTTACAGAAGGCTTTGCAACACCGTCTAAGAAGCTTTCAACAGAACTTGCTCAAGTTAATGAGGTGTATGAACTTAGTTCAAGTAATCAAGATCAATATGTTGCCTACGCACATGAAGATATTTTTTTAGATGATAACCCAATAAGAAGTAGAAATACAGGTCAACAAGTAGATGGTAATTATCAAAAAGCAAATTTTAATGGATTTGATAATCCTAGAAATGGTTCGTTTGATGTAAGGCATGGATCTAAAAACCAATCAATATTAAGTACTGATAGTGCTTTGCAAAGTGAAAAAATAATTGAAGTTAACCAAAAAGTAGAAACTGAAATATCAAAACAAATTACAGTAGGCAGACCATCTTTAGCATCAACTCAATCTTTAGCTCCCGAAAGAGTAAAAGTAACACTTCATGTTAATCAATTACAGGAATCAAACGATAAGGGAGATCTTTTAGGAAGAACTGTAGAATTTAAAATCTTTTTTCAATATAAAGGTGAAATTGCAGACACATCAAGAACTTTAATGAAACAGGATTCATTTTCTGGAAGAACTGGGGATATGTATAGAAGACAGTATGTATTTGCAACTGAAAGTTTTAGTAGAGATAGTTTTAGACGTTATCCTTTAGAAATAACAGTAGAACGTGTTAGTGCTTTAAATAATACTAATGACCAAATACAAGATGATTTATTTTTCTCTTCAGTAACTGAAATACAAAGACCAACTACGGATTATCAAGGTCAACTTTTAGATACTCACGTTGAGATAGACGATGGTAATGGTATTACACAAAAGGTATTAGATGGACAATTTTCATATCCTTTTACAGCGTATTCTTTTCTTCAGTTTGATGCCTATCAATTTTCAAGTATTCCAAAAAGAACATTCCGTTATAGAGGAATAAAAGTAAAAATACCAGATATTGGAACTAGCAACCCTGCCGAAAGAAAACCTACTATTGATATATCAGGTAATGGAAGAATAGAATATCACTCAGATTATGTATTTGATGGTGCACTTACAGGAACATTGTTTTGGACTACAGATCCAGCTTTTATACTTCTTGATTTATTATTAAACACAAGATATGGATTTGGAGATTATATAAAAGTAGCAGAAGTAAATCTGTTCTCTTTCTTTCAAGCCAGTAAATATTGTGCTCAATTAGTGACAACTCCTAGTGGTCAAGAACCTAGATTTGCTTTAAATGGTGTCATAAATAAAACAGCAGAAGCTTTTAATTTAATAAAAGAGATTTCTGGAATGATGAGATGTTATCCAATATGGTCAGGAGGACAACTTACTCTTGTTCAGGATAGACCTATAAATCCAGATGATGTAGATCCCTGTACTTATCAAACTCCTGTTTATATTTTCTCTCTTGCCAATACTTTAAATGGCTTTTCTTATTCTGGAGTTAGCTTAAAAACAAGACATGGAAAAGTTGTTGTTGAGTACTTTAATATGGAGTCAAGACAGTTAGATACTGTAGTTATAACTAATCAACAAGTCTTTGATAAAACTCATAATATTAAAAAAGTAAAAGCCTTTGGATGTACTTCATTTGCTCAAGCAGCTAGATATGGCAGAAGTATCATTTGGTCTGAGAATAATGAGACAGATGTTGTTACTTTTGATGTATCTATAGAAAGTGGTGTTGTAATTCGTCCTGGTGCGGTTGTCGGTATAAACGATCCAGTAAGAGCAGGGATAAGAAGAGCAGGGAGAGTAAGTGCCGTTACCTTAGATGGAAGTGGTAATTTAACTGCTTTAACAGTAGATGACAGTGCATCAACTGATTTACCTAGTACTGGTGATAGAACCATTTTAATTTTGGATAGTGCTGGTAAAGCTCGATCAGGAACTATCAGTTCTATTAGTGGTAAGGTTGTAACTTTATCTTCTGCTTTAGCACCTAGTACTAACGCTACTTTTCAAGCTAATACTGTCTGGTTAATTGAAAACACTGTTAAATCTGAATTGTACAGAATTGTTGATGTAGAAGAGCAAGATGGAATCCTATATAAGATGACAGGTATTCCTTATAACTGTAATAAATATGATTTTGTTGATGGTAAGAATCGTACATTAGTATCAGATGTCTCATTACAAAATCCAACCTTAGAAGCAGATAACAGAACAACAAGTATTTTTGAAATAGATAGGGGTGGGCCAAGTTCTTTAACTGGTGTTACTGCTTTAAGGGAAAAAGAAGGTCAGGTAATATCTGTGTTAATAGTTAGTTTTGCTAATGTTATTGGTACAAAAAAATATCTTGTCAAATATAAATTTAAACCTGGCTCTATATCTAACCAAGGAACAAATATTTATGGACAACCATCTTTATTTATGAACCCTCTTGCTTCTTTTGGTGAATATTTAAGAGAGTTTGTAACTGAAGATTTAACTTTTGAAATTGAAAATGCAAATATTGGTACTTATCAAGTTGAGATTTATTCTATAAATTCCATAGGTAAAGTATCAAAAAATCCAACAATACAAGAGATACAAAATAAAGGTAAATTTGCACCTCCTATATCACCAACAAGTCTTAACTCTGAAGTTACTCAATCAGGAGATTTAAAATTAACTTGGCCTTTGTCTGGTGATATTGATGTAACAAGTAATGGTCATGTAATTATTAAACATAATGATGACACAAGTGGTAATGCTGTTTGGGGTAATTCTCGAACAATAATGATTGTTCATGGTTCACAAACCAGTGTTATCTTACCGACTGTCACAGGAGAGTATTTAATAAAATACCAAGATCAAACTTTAGTACAGTCAGCCTCCTCTGTAAGTGTTATTGTCTCGTCACCTGATTTAGTGGATCGTGATTTAATTGGAACGATCAAAGAAAACACAACATTTGGTGGAGTAAAAACTGGATTAACTGTTAACAGCAGTGGAATGGAAATAAATCAAAGTGCAAGTAATACCTTGATTGATTCAATTACAGCAAATATAGATACGATTAGTGATTTTGATACTTTGGATGGAAATACTGGAGTGCTAGAAGGTTCATATCAATTTACTAATACATTAGATTTAGGAGCTAAGTTTTCTGGGGTTATTTTTGAAAGTCTTGTAAGGTTTGAAGGATTTACGGATAGCAGTCTTTTTGATAGTTATGTACCAGCAGTTGTTGTTAATTCTGATGGTGCAATTTTAAGTGGTGGTGTAGACGCTTTAACAAGTTTTGATGGCGATGTTTTAGAAAATGCAATCGCAGAACTGCAAATCCAAACGAGTGATGATAATTCAAGTTTTACTGCTGCAAATAATTTTATTGAAACAGTTGCAACTGCTAGATATTTTAAATTTACTTTAAAATTAAAAACTACGACAACAACAGAAAACGCAAGGATTATTATCGGAGATGTAAGTACTAATACATTAGGTTGTAAAGTTTTGATGAACAAAAGAACTGAAACAAGTGGTGTATTAAATTCAACTAATGGTCCTAGTTTTGCTTTTACTAACGGATTTTTTATAGGCACAGGTGCTACTTCAAGTTTTACTGCTGATGCACCATCTATAACTATTAATCCATTGAATTTAGGAACAGGAATACATTATGAAGTTACGAATATAACTGGTTTAGGATTTGATGTTGTTTTTAAAAATTCTAGTGGTCAGTCTCAAGGAGGAAAAGAATTTACATATACTGCTAGTGGCTTTGGTAAAAAGGTGTAATATAATAGAAATATCTCATAAGTTTAATTAGATGGCTAACACGGATACAGTTATAGCAAATGCCACAGGTCAAACTGTAAGAGAAGATATACAGACAAATTTACAGGCTTTAAAAAGTAATAACAGTACTGGTACAACACCAACTGGAACTTCTTTGATTAGTTATATGAGTTGGGCAAATACAAGTACTAATCAATATCAGGTACATAATAGTTCAGCTTTTTTGCCTGTTGTTGATATATCCACTGGAACATCTGCTGGAACTCATATTGCAAAACCTGGTACAACTGCTATTCCTGGTTATAGATTTTTAAATAGTTCGGGTAGTGTAGTTGAAAGTGGTATGGGATTACCTTCTGATACAAGACTTGGATTTTTTATAGCTGGATCTGAAAAACTAAGTTTAGAAAGCACCGGAGCGTTAGGAATAGGAACTACTTCACCCACTGACAAATTAACAGTTGCAGGAAATGCGACTATTATTCAAACAAACACAGATGCAATATTAAATATTTCAGCAACAGCATCTGATAGTTCTAAAAATGCTTATATTGATTTTGTCGCTGATACCACATATACAGACTATGGTTTAAGAATTATTAGAGATGGTGGTGGAGCAAATTCTAATTCCGTTATTGCTCATAGAGGTACAGGAAGTTTAAAACTTGATACTGATGAAGCAGCACCTATAATTTTTACAACAAATACTGCTGATAGATGGAAAGTTAATGAAAATGGTGCATTTGTTTGGAGTGCACATACAGGAAGTTTAGGATCTGCTGATGCTTCTGGTGTTGTAGTACCAAGAGGAATAATAAGTAAAACAGGATCTAATGTTGGTGCAACAACATTAGGTAATGTATATAACTTTTACTGGAACTCAAGTAATCAATTAAAATGTTGGATTGATGAAACTGATGTAGGACAAGTAAGTGGCCCTTCATCTGATTACAGAGTAAAACAAAATATTACTACACAAACAGAATCAGGAATTAACAAGATAAAGAAATTAAGACCTGTTACTTATCAGTATCAAAATTACAGTGTTTTTAAAGCTGATGGTGTTACTAGAGAAGGATTTATAGCACATGAGATACAAGAGGTTATTCCAAGTGGTGCAGATGGAGTTAAAGATGGAGATTCAATACAATCATTAAACGTAGATGCAATAGTTTCTGTTCTGACAAAAGCATTACAGGAAGCAGTTGCTAAGATAGAGACATTAGAGACTAAAGTCGCTGCACTTGAGGGAAGCTAATGGCTGTTATACCTGGTAAAAAGAATTTTACAATTCAACGTAGGGCAGATTTTCCTTTACGTTTAACTTTTAAAGATTCCACTGGATCGGCAATAAATCTTACAGGTTTTACCGTTTCAGCACAGGTATATGATGACCCACGCACCACAAAATATGCCGATTTTACAGTTGCCTATACAAATAGAGCAAGTGGAATTGTTGATATTTCTTTGTCTGATGCTGACACTACAAATTTTACTCCCGATATTTTAAAATATGATGTATTACTAACAGATGGATCTGGCAACAAAGAATATTATCTAGAGGGTACACTATTTATAAGTGAAGGTTACACAGCATGAGCAGTCCTAATCAAATTGTCGTTAGTCAGGTAGACAGTGTTACAACTGTTGAAATTACAACGGCAGGTCCACAGGGAGCTACTGGACCAGCAGGTTCCACTGGTGGATTACAGGTTGATGAAACTAACAAAATTGATGGATCTGTTGTTTATTATGATGCGAGTTCTGCTACATTTAAGGCAGACGCAACAACAACAAAAC